TTTTGGATCCCAGACCTGGACATGGTCATTAAACATCTCTTATGAGGTGTTTATGTTACGCAAATCACACTACCCTACACCAACCCTCAACCAGCCTGACATTAAATCAATTGCCGAAAAGTACAGTCTAAACATGCGGGAAGTTTCATTAACCGAGTGTTTGGATTGTGCGGATATCGGTATTGAAATGGTGAAAGGTAAGGTTGAGGTTCACCGTGTTTCTGCCATTAACCAGCGGGACACTGGTTTGACTGGTGGACGGGGCAGGAGCCTGAGGCGGAAAACCAAAGGCCTTGATCTTTAGTCGCCAGATGATCCCCTAAGCGGAGGTAGATTTCCATGGTTACACCATCGGACAGCAAGGGGTCTACCCTCTCACCCTGGGATCGATTCACCACTTCTGAGCCTTTGCTCAAACATCTGAGGGCGCAATCACAGCGGACGGGCGTTATTAAAGATTACCGTTTAGCTGAGATTGTTAGGGAACGCTATGGTATGGAGTTTAATGACAGCCGCGATAATAAGAGCGTGGTTGATCATGATGCTCTATACCAAACCCTCCACAAATATGGTGAATGGCGGAATTTCCGTCCGGATCCCAAAGCCTTTGCTCAAGCGGTGGCTGCAGCGAGAAGGCAGTTTTCTCGTTTTAATCTTACACCACTGCCAATCGAGCGCAGTACATTGCTAAACGCCATAAATTTAGACCGGAATTCAGGTTATCCGGACTTCACTTCTAAGTTAAGGGCGTTCCCAAGGGCGTTTGCAAAGGTGGAGAGGCGGTTTCGTCGGCGCTGGTATGGAGACTTACCACCATGCGTCAGTTTCCATCGAGTACAACATGGTGATAGCGGCCCAAAGACCAGATTAATCTGGGGCTATCCACTGGAGGTAACTTTGATGGAGGCTGTATTTGCTCGTCCATTAATCGACGAGATTATCAGCAGTGATACGCCCATCTTACTTGGGAAACGCAAGTATGATATTGGGTGTAGAATGCTGCAGTTATCAGTCTCCGGTGTTAAACACTGCTTCGATTTTTCGAAGTTTGACGCCTCCATTTCACCCAAGCTCATCTCGATTGCTTTCGAGATATTGCGTGCCAATTTTGGAAATCTGTCCCGTGAGTACCAGTGCTTGTGGGACCGGATTGTCAATTACTTCATCCATACTCCAATAATCATGTTTGATGGAAAGGGTTGGATGAAGCATGCGGGCATACCAAGTGGTTCATATTTCACCCAACTCGTTGGGAGCGTAGTTAACTTTATTCTCATTAACTACGTATGTATTCGCCACTTTGGAATGGCGCCGCAACCAGGTCACATTTATGTGCTTGGGGATGATTCAGTCTTCACTTTGCCTGGGCCACTAGACATGAATGCTGTGGCACGTACTCTACATGATGAGTTTTCAATGACTCTAAGTGTAGAGAAGTCACTAGTGATCTACGCCAACAATTGTCACTTCCTTGGACATTATTGGTACCAGGGAATGGCGCGCCGGAAATTGAGGGAGCTCTTTCGTTCTCTAATCTACTCGGAGCGCTATCATGAGGGTGATTATTCACTCCTCCGTCGGCTGAAGATCATTAGTTTGATGGGTGAGGACCCAGTATTTGAGGTGGTTGGCAGGTGGCTATTGCGTAAGCTTAAGCCGCCACATG